ATCTAATGGAACTACATCTGAGTTAGCTTCTAGTTTATATTTATCTGGAGATTCTGGTCTACCTAGTTTTCCATAAACTTCTTGCCATTGATCGTCTGTTGAGTTTTCATTTGGTACTGCAACTTTGTCTTGACCAATCATTCTAGTTGCGTTGATATAACTTTTAGCTAACGCATCTATTTCTGTAAACTTAGAAATGTTTGGATCGTTTCTAAACTCTTCTGAGATTGTATCTTTCCAAGACTTAGCAACAGTTGGTTGTTCTGCTGTTGTTGAAGTAACTGGTTGTTGTGTTACTTGAGGAGTGTCTGTAGTAGTTGTTGTCTCTTCTACAGGCACATCAGTTTGTGTTATCTGTTCACTTGACATTCTTATTCTCCTTTTGCAGCATTTGTTTTATAAATAGAAGTACGCTGCGTTGACCTTCCATGTATGCACTCTCATGACTATCACCTTTTACATTGGTAGTAGAATGATAATGACATCTTTTTTCTAAGTCAGACAAAACATCTTTGCCTTCGTCTGTATTAAAAATATATTGATAATTGTCTCTAAGTTTTTTTACTAGATTCTCTAGCTGTTTATTTGATTCCATAAATTATTCAACATCAGCGTTTGCCAAAGCCTGTGCTTCTTCTGGTAATGCTTTTGCTAATGGTGCTACTTTTCCCCCTGCTTCTGCTAGTTGTTGTACTTGTTGCATCTGTTGCATTTGCTCTTGTTGTTGTGCTGCTTGTTGTCTTTCAGCATTTAATTCAGATTGTGGTTTTAATATTTTTTGTGGAACACCTACAATGTCTGCCAAGTGTCTAACAAGTTTATCCATATTGATGTGATCGAATACTGGAGCAACATTTGATAAGCTACCTAATATTTCTATTGCTCTCATGATAGAAGATAACTCTGTAGACTTTTGTGCTTTAGCTAATGGTGATACATATTCTATTTCTATATCTTGACCTGCTAAAAATTCTGGAGCTGGTCTAAATAAATTCTTTCTAAGTATTAATGCGAAAGTTCTATCGATTAATGGTTTTAATAATTCAGATTGAAGTCTACCAAGAACTGGTCCAAGCAATCTCATCTTCTCTTCGTTTCTTTGGATAACTTCTGTTGCTGTCATTTGTGGACCACTTTGCATCATTAATTGATTTACATAGAAAGCATTTCTAATTGAGTTTCTTCTTTGCTCTTCCATGTTTAAACCTAATGGAGTGTTTGCTCCAATGTTTAATGTTTCAATTCTATCTCTAGTTCCTGCTCTGTAAAAATTTAAACCACCTGGTACTGTTCTTACAGGCAACATAAAACCATCATCTGGAACTAATAAAGGTGGATCAACTTGTTTCTGTGCAGACTTAATTGTAGTCTTTGACATTTCATTTAGCATCTTAACATCTGGTAATGCTGTCATTGCAGGAGATCTACCATAGATTTCGTGTGATGCTTTTAAATATCTTGGTACTACAAAAGGAAACTCTCTGAAACCAGATACAGATAATTCGTCTCCAGATTCTGCATCTAAGTATACAGATTCAAAAGGCATATTTTCTTTGTCTTGTTTTGTAGGATCAAAATCAGATCTAGGATATACTGCGTGCATAATCTCTACTTCTTGATATGGATCTTTCTGTGCTTTAGTTGCGATGTTCATTGATACATCACCAAACTTTTGCATTACTGCTCTTGCAGATAAACTAAACTTTCTAAATACTGTATCAATTCTTCCTTTATCATTTTCTGCAATAAAGATTTCATTAATGTGTCTTGTAGAAAATTTTAAAACATCTTCATCATCTTCTTCGATAAACATTGCAGCAGTTCCAAATGTAATTAGATCATGATACAGTTCAAATATTTCTTGTTGGAAGTTAGACTTATTAAATGCAGAGTACATAACTTCTGTTGCATCTTCTAACCACTCTTTTGCTTCATCTTCATTCTCCATATCATTTTGTTTAAATCTTAAAGAGAACCAGGGTGTAGACGGGTTAGTCAACATACCATGTAGTGATGCAGCTAATAGTTCTACTGATTGTAATGGTGAACCATCAAAAATAAGTTCTGTTCTTTTATCACCTTTAGATCTTGTTTTAGTTACATCTGCTTTTCTTGGTTGCATATAGTCTGCAACTTCTTGCCAATGACTTTCCCAATTTTGTCTTTGTGATTTTAAACGATCATATCGTTTTAATAAATTTTTTGCTTTATCTGTTTGTGCCATTATGCCTTACCTAGTAAACTTGGTTTACCTAAAGTTAATCCATCATTTACACCAGTAACACCTGTCATGATTGTTAGATTTCTTCCTTTAGCTTTTATTTTTCTTTTTCTTAATTCAATAGGATCTTCTACTTCTGTAGTTGTTACTTGTGAAACTTCTGCTGTAGTTGGAGCAGTTACTTCTGGTGTTTGTACTACTTGACCACCTGTATCTTTTGCACCACCATTATCATTACCATTATTAGAAGTAACATCTGATATAGTTGTGTAACCTTGTTTTTTTAACTCTGCTAATCCTTCTTTAGATGAAAGATATTCATCACTCATATTAATATCATCACTTGTTAAACCAGATTTTGAAATAAATTTTTTTCTTCTTTTTAAATTACTTTCTTTTGCCATCTTAGTGACACCTTCTGTCAAACCTTTTAATATAGCAACACTTGGTAATACAAATTTAGGTTTAGGTTTAGTGTAACCAAACTTGGTTTTACCACCATCACCACCATTACCACTAGACGAATTATTAGATCCCATTACTTACCAAATGTTAAAGATGATTTAGTTTCAGATATAGTTTCAGATTTAGATTCTTTGTTTACTGCTATACCATTTTGTAAATCATTCATGTTATTAAATTTTGGTTCTGCTTTTTTTTCAGCAGGTTTCATTTTCTTGATAGCTTTTTTAATTTTATCTAACATATTATTCTCCTAATAAGGTTTTAAGTTTTTCTTCTTCAGATTCTTGCACACCCAATGGTCCAGTAAGGATTGTAGACTTTCTGCCTTTTCTTCTTCTCATGATTGCATCTTGCTCAGCTTTTATTTTTGCTTTCTCTTCTGCAGACAACTCTGCTTCTGGAGCTTCAATGGGAGCTGGAGGTGGTGGCAATGCTGGTGTTTTTGGTTTAAGTATTGATCCCATAATTAAATAATCCTGTAATCATTATCTGCTACACTTTGTGGAGCAGTTTGTCTAGTATTAATTTCTTGGAGACCAACAGCTAGATACCTCATCGCATCACAAGCGTGTGAACTCCAGTCATGCACAGGTTTCGATCTGAACATTCTATTTTTGTCGATGTACTTCCTGTGGTAATGTCTTAACGCATCTATTAAATTTTTGCAATGGTCTGTGTCTATCCAGCATCTAGATAGAAGCATGGTTACTGCGTGGATACCTTCTTCTACTGGTAGCTTCGGCACTACCTTAAATCTAATTCCTAACTGATATGCTATCTCTCTTCTGGTCTTTCCATTGCCAAACTCTTGCACATCAATATCGTGTGGAGCAAAGTGATCCTTGTAGATGTAGGGTTTTTCTTCTAGCATCTGGATGTAGTGTGGTAATCCATGACCTCTCTCTTCATGGTAATCTATTATCTGTATTGCTGTTCCTTTTTGTTGAAAGAATATAATACTACTGTGGTCTGCTACACCCAAATCCCATGCAGTTGAGACAGGCAAAGTAGGATCGTAGGGAACTCTAGCTATCTGGTTTTTATCTTCAATCTTGGCGATCTCTTCTCCGTATATAGCACCTTCTATGTTTGCTATCCAATCACACTCAAATTCTTGCAGGTACTTCTTCTCACCCATAACTTCTTTTGCTTTCTCTAATTCTTCTGGATCTACAATCTTAGTGTCACTTGCTTTAGCTTTGTAGTTAAACCAATCTTCTGCACCATTGGCGTGTTGGTATAGATCATAAAAATTATTATTCATTCCAGCAGGTGTACCAATAAAGACGCAGTATCCTTTTCTGTCTGATAGAGCTGGTCTAATGATTTCTGCAAATAGTTTACCATCAATGTTAGCGTACTCATCTATGACACACCCATCTAGGTATATACCTCTTAACCCATCTGAGTTTTCTGCACCAAGTAATGTTATTCTAGAACCATTAGGTAAGTCTACTCTTAGTTCTGTTTCGTTAAACTTAGTGTTTGGTATCTTTGCTGTGAACTGCTTCATGTAATCCCACGCAATACTTTTGGCTTGCTTGAATGTGGGAGCTATGTATGCAAATCTAGGATTCTTCAACTTGCTCATCAATGCTGATCTTATCAAATGATTGATCATACATACTGTTTTGCCAAACCTTCTGTGGCACACGAGAACACTCCATCTGTATCTATTGATCTGTTGATGTAAATAAGATTGATGTTTTCTCGGAGTATAAGGGATTTTGATATTCATTAGTGTATCATCTTTGATCTTTCAATACTGCTTAATGGATTATAGTCTACACCTAGTGTCATCATTACATAATCAGTAAACAGCTCTGCTGCTTTCGCATTAGGTAAACCAACAAATCTAATAATAACATTATTTG